GCCCGTGTATGGCGAACGCCCATAGGAACGATATTCGCCCGGTTCCGCTTCACTTTCGTTTTTATCGTCAAGAAACCCGGAAGCAACCAAGGTTCCCGATTCCGGCCCCGAGGTTAAATTAACCCAATCGTCAACCAAGGGCGGGGCGTCCACGCCGCCGGGTTGGTAAATATCGGCGACATGATTAACGCCCCCACCGGCGTCAATTTTAACTTGACGGGCCGTCGATGTTTTAGAGGTTAAAACCTCTAGGATTTTACCGATCAATCCCATGGTAACGCCTCGGGTATTTCATTAGAAAATGAACCGGGAAGAACAATTTCAAGTATCGCCGTTCTTGATTCCTTTGTTGCTTTAAATTTAACGGTTCGGATTAAAAACTTATAAGAATCGTAAATCATAACTTGGGGGGCGTCGACATTAACAAAGGTATCGGGTTCGAACAACGACCCCAACGGGTCCCGCCACGTTGATAACTCCAAACTATAAGAACACATCGAACCGAACATTCGGCCCATCTTAGATAAAACCGCCCCTTTTATTCCGCCGCTACCAACATCTTTTACTTCGAACGTATGGGGCCTAAACGTATTTTGAAGGCGCTTATTATTGACGGTATATTTACCGCCCTTATCGTTCGATTTAGCCGGCTTAATGCCCGTTAAATCTGAATAGTAACCTTGAGGTTCGAACGTCGGCCCAATTGCTGTTAGGGGCGATTCGCCGCAAACTAAATTAGCAACCGGCAAAATGGAACCCTTGGGAACGTGAAATTCCAACCGGCCCGCCCTATCGGAACGGACGACCAAACCACGTTGGCCGGCAAGCTTAATAAGAAATGGTAAAATATTTTCCCCAACCTTAATACTAACCTTGTCAAACGGGTCGCCCGGCGGGTCACTAAAAACAACCGGAACACCAAACGGCGACGCAAGCGTTACGGCTATTTGTTCCAATGTTCTATTGGCAAATTCCAAAGGCAATTGACTTGCGCTATACGTGCAATCGTTCAAGAAACCGGCCTTAGCGTATGCGTTAACCACAACGATATTTTCCGACGAACTAATTGCGGGGGCGACGTTCATCATTCGCCCTTGGAACACAACGTTGTTACCAACGATAACGTCGACAAAGGAATACGTAAAAGGTTTAAAATTTTCCCTGAAATCTTTTTCGGTCGGTCTAAAAGGGGCGGAAAATGTTACTTGGCTAATCGTGTCTAAAGCTTGGGTTAGCTCCATTTCACGCCAATAATGAAATCGTTCGCCGTTAATTCTTAAAATAACTTCGTCCGGGTTGGTGCTTGGGCTTAATGATAAAGGGACGAAGGCTTCAGGGTCGTCGGGGACCGTTATTACTTTATCTTTAATGGGCACCGGAACGCTAGGGTTGGCCGCAATTAATAGCCCGGCTTTAGAAGAAAGCCCGTAAACTTTTTCGGCAATGTCGCTATAGGTTTCGCCCGCTTGGACTTCATACATAGTATTTTATTTCCTTACCCTTTTTTAATTCTAGTATTTCGTCGCCAATCAAACGGTTACTAGTGATAAGGAAATCTAAATCCTGTTCCGAAACGGAACCATATAATTCGCCACATAAATCAATAACCGTCCGGTTCCGATCTAAGGTAACAATACGCTCGGCTTTTAATGAAAATGAAGCTTCAACCAAATATCCAAGCGCAAGCCCAACGGTTTTTTGCAATTGCTGATAAACCGCCCCGGTGTCAATTAACGGTATTGGGGGTTTTACCGATTGCGCCGGCGAATCGCTTAAAGATTCGTAGTTAGCTTCCTTCCACTCGACAACGCTAGTAAACATCGTTTCTATTTTTTCGGCGGCTTCGATTGCGTCGGACTTGGAAACAAAACTTTCTTGGGGGTTTTGAATCGAAGAAACAACCATACCTAACACGGCACCGGTTGCCATTACGTCGTTAAAGAGAAATGTATTTTGCCCTACTGAATCAAGGGTTGGTTTTATAACCGCCGATTCGCCGCCAATAATCGCTTGGGCTAAATTGTTATAGCCGTCAACCTTCGATTGCATTGAACCTGAAGCCGTCGCCGGGGCTGTAATCATGTTTTGCGTTTGGTTCGAAATAGTATCGTATGCAAGGCCAGCGACCGTCGAGATTGATTTAAGTTGGTTTTTAAGGGAATTAAATATCAATTGGGATTGAACGGAAGTATTGGCAACCGCCTGAAGGGCCGATTCTATTAAGCCAACGCCGGCTAAAACGTCGTTCACGAAGGCGACTTGTTCAACCGACGTAATCGCACTAATATCGCCCAATAGTTGGGCCGCCTGGACGACCTTTGTTAAAACCTCGGCGTCCCAAATACTATCGATAATAGAGGTTTGAGGGGCCGGGTATACAAGTTTTAGGGATTGCCAAAACGTTACTTCAATTATCGATTGGTTGACCTCGGAAACAAGGTTATCCGTCCGCTTAATCGTCCCCATGGGAACAACGTCAAGTTTCCCGTATGCCGGGTGGTAAAGGGTCCCAATTCCGGTTTCGGCTAACAATTTTTCGAATTGGTCGGCGGCTAAACTATGAATCGGCCCCGTAAAGTATAGGCGCATTGGGAACCGTTGCCCGGTTTTACCTAAGTCCTGTATGTAAGTCCCGTCAGCGTCGGGGAAATCGAAGGCGGAACCCTTTTTATCGAATTCCCGACTAACATCGGCGTAATCAAAGGATAGCTCGGTTCCGCTTGGGGAAATATAGGTAGCGCCGGTTAATAAACTCCATAACGAACCGGTCAAGGGGTTGGCTAAAACCATTTTTTAGAATGCCCCACTTTTTGAAGTATTTAAGGAAATGCCCGCCCCGAGGGAACCCGAAACAACGCTTGCATTGGTTCCGCTTCCGGCGGTTAAAAGTATTTCGGCGGACGATGTTTGTTTTGATTCTTCGATTGATTTCGAAACTCGGTCGCCGCCGGTTACAACTTGGGGTCGGTTAATGAAACTGTCAAATTTTGCCCGCTCGGCGTCTTCACGGTCAAATACGCCCGCACCCTTGGAAAATAAATCCGACATTCGTCGGAAGAATTTAGACCCGGTAACGGCGTCTTTTATGCCTATTAGCTTGTCGTAAACCGAAGTGAAAAAGTCCAACAAGGGTTGCAACTTCGGCTTTACCACTTCCCAAAGGGTTTTAAGTAACATTATCCAACCTTGGATTGGAACCATTAGACCTTCCATTACAGCGTCAAAAATCGGGGTCAACGTGTCTTTTAGGAAATTGACGAAACCCATAAATTTTTCAACCGCAAAATCAAGGGCCGCCCCCAACCCCTCGGTAATATCCGAAGCTAATTTACCAACCGGGCTATCGGCTAAAATAGCCCAAAGGTCGGCAAAAAATGCGCTAATTGGTTCCCAATAAGTATAAAGCGCAATTCCCGCCGCTATTAATGCAGAAATAGCGGCTATAACCAAGCCCACCGGACCGGCTAGGATAACAAGGCCCGCTTTAAATAATGCAATTGCGGCGGTCCCCGCTTTCATAGCGACCCCAAGTATTGCGGCCTTGTAGGATAGTATTGTCATCGCAATGGTAACGGTTTTTAAAACCAACCCAATAGCCTTAAAAATCGCTATCGCTATTACTAAATTTTTAGCAACCGAAATAAGGGTTCCGATATTTTCGGTTATCCATTTAATTGCGGACCCTATTTTACCGGCTATAAATTCACGATTGGCCGTAATCCAAGCGGTCATTTGATCAATTACGCCCTTAATCCCGCCTTCGCTATTACTAAGGCCGAAGGTCGCTATTAAGACACCCTCAATTGCGGACTGCAACCCTTTAAAAGAACCTTGGGCCGTGGAACGCATAACTTCGGCCATGTTTTTAGCGGCGTCCTTACTATTTTTTAATTTATCGGTATATTCGGCAAGTTTTTGACCGCCGACACCCAATAGAACATTAACACCGGCAATAGGTATTTTCCCGAACACTGTTTTAAGATCGCCGGCTTCGTTTTTGCTCTTTTTTAGACCTTCCTTAAAGTTGTCCATTATTTTTGCCATTGGCAAGAAATTACCGGCGGAATCTCGGGTTTCGACGCCGAGGTTTTTCATTACGTCGGCGGCTTGTTTCGTTGGCGCTTGCAAGGACAAATACATATTTTTAAGGGTCGTCCCGGCTTTACTTCCCTTAATACCGGCGTCGCCCAATTTGCCCGTTAATGCCATAAATTCTTGAGTTGAGGCCCCGGCGGCTTTAGCTACGGGACCGCCTTCCTTTATCGTTTCGAATAGATCAAACATCGAAACGTTGGCGGACGTGGTTGTTTTTGCCATTTGGTCGTTTAACATTGTTAGGTCGGAAACCTCTAAGCCAAAGGCCCCAAGGGCGTCGGTAGCGATATCGGTTGCGGAAATTAAGTCGGTCCCCGCCGCCGTTGCCAAGTCAACAACCCCCGGCAATGCCGTTAACGATTCCGTTGCAGACATACCCGCCATTGCCATTTTGTCAACGGCCCCACCGACTTGGCTTGCGCTATGCTCGGTCGTGGCCCCCAACTCTTTAGTTTTTTCGATTAGTTTTTCGAAATCTTTAGACGTCGTAACAACGCCGTTATCTAATTGTATGTCGCCCATCTTAGCGCCGGCGGAAGTCATTACTTGTTCGAAGTCCATACCGGTCGAAACCATTTTAGCGAACGCCGCCCCACCGGTTGCGCCCGCAATCGCCGCCGTTCTTCCAACCTTGCCCAAGGCTTCGTCCATACGCCCATGGGTCTTGGAAGCTGAACGAACGCCCTTATCGACCGCCCTAGAAAATTTACCAACTCGGGCTTGCATTTTACTAATAGGGGCCGACATTTTGTCAATTGCGCTAAAAACCGTTTCGACGCTAAATTTTGACAAAATAAAAACCCCTTCAACTAGTATGCTTAATTAGGTTTTGACGAATGCCATTATAAAAAAATCTAACTTCCCGACACGTCAAACCCTTAACATCTGGTAAACCAGGAAAATCGGCGCAAATTTGCAAAATCATTTCTTGGTATACGGTAAATCTGTTATGCCCCTTCGGTAACTGTATTTCGGCCCCATTTCGAACTAAAGTCGACGCTACCTTTAAGCCATAAAAAAAATTGTTATGGCTTGGCAAATTTTTAAATGCCTTTGGGGCATATTTGCAAAAACATTTGGGGCGGTCCGGCAAATAGAACCCATTAAATGAAACATCTTTTTAAATTGGGCCGTGTCCTTTTTACCGTCCATTGCCATAAAATCACGCCCGCAAGGTTCGTGGAATGTCAATGGCGTCCCTTTAAACGTGTAAACCGGTTCCCCTTCGTCGTTAACGATTAACGACCCCTTCATTATCGCTTCAACGATAACCGCCCGGTTCTCAAAAAAACCCTTAGCGTCGTCGTCGTCCCGATTCTCTTTATAATCGGTGTCGATGTCCATTGCTTCGCAAAAACGCATAAACTCGGCGGTTGCTGACTCTTTATCTATTTTTGGGGACCGGGTAGCCCCCTCTAATTCTGTTATAGCTTCCATTTAAAATTGCCTACTGTTTTGTTAAAGCCCCTTGGCCCGATAACTCTAAGGTTACCGTTGACGCTTGGGAATTAAATTGCATTTCGCCCGTAACGACGCCCAAACCTTGGTAAGATTCGCCCGACGAATACGTTATTACAACCGGAACAAAATTATTCCCATCGTTAATTTGCTGTAAAAATTCTTGGTCCTCTAAATCGTCGTCGCAAGAAACCGCAATCCCCTTTAACGACCAAGGAACCCTTGTTTTAATTATTCGGCCCGTTCCGTCGCCGTTTTGTTGAATCTCATTCGTAAAGCCCCCCAACACCCGTTGCGTATCGGCGTCCGAAGCCATGCTAAAGGTCCGTCCTTGGATAGTAATTGATTCAACGCTTCCGCCCGTTGCTCCCATATTCTCAACCCCCTATTTTATGCTACTACGGGCGCTTGCCCAAAAAAGAACCCAAAATTTAGATCGACCGAAATTATATTGGAATTACCTGACAACTGGACGGTGTAGCTAGTGTCCAATCGCTTGGGGTTATTTTCAGAAATTGCGTCGACTATCGTCTTTTTAGCTCCTTCAGAATCGGCAATAATAGCATTCAAACCAAGGCTATCGATCATCCCGGCCAACTCGGCAACGGCGGCCTTGGGCTTTTTAGCTGATGGGTTCGTCGTTGGTTGCCCGTCGGGAATCAAAGGCGCTCCGTTCCAATCTTGGCGCTTAAATATTAACGACGTATTGAAAATTATTTGTTGCAGTTTGATAATGTCCACAACGTACCGATATGCCGGAACCGCTTCGTTTGTCGGGGCGTAAAATGTAACGACGTCACTTAAATTAACAATCCCGTCCACGATTTCAACCGTGGAAGAACCGCCTTTAACCGCCGTGTCACGTTGCGAATAGCTCCATTGTTGCGAATCAATTCCAGGGTTCAACCCCGTAGCTTGTTGACCGCCGTAGTCAACCGGTGGGTTGTTGTTGGCTAAAACTGCAATCCTAGCTAATTGACGGGCCGCAACAACGAACGGTAAATTTTCCGAACCCGGCGCAACCAATTGGGCGTTAATCCGATCACTTGACCGGGCCGACGATACTGTTATAGCGGCGTTAACATCGGCCTCGGTAGTCCCCGTAAAAACGATAAAAGGCCGAGCTACTACCGGAATCCATAAGCCGTCGCCGAACCCTTTAAACTTGTCTAAAGTCGCCGTGTCCGCAATGTCCATACAGTTTAGAACAAGGGTTTCCCAAATTTCGCCAATCTGAGTTAAAGCCGAATCAACGTCCGGGTTAACCGCCCCGCCGGTTGGTTGGGAAATACCAATCGTTATTCCAGTATCGGCCCCGCCTGTTACAGAAATGTAACAACCGTTGGCGCTTGCGCCCTTCCACTTGGAAGTAAAATCAACGCTAGTTGATTGGTCGCTTGCGGTCATTGGAAGGCTTAAATTACCGCCCGAGGCCGCTGCAATAGCGGCGCAAATATCTGCAACCGTGTCGCCAACTTTAACGTTGAAATTAGCAATCTCGCCGTTTATAGATAGCTGAAATGTTCCGGCGTTGGTTACGGTCCCGGTTGGTGTTACGCTTCCGGTTGACTCAACGCCCGAACCGTCGTCGACTAAAGGGTAAACCGTTACGGGAATCGTCCCAACGCCGTCGCCATTAACGGGCAACAAACGACTAACCGCTAAATGTAACGGCGAACCGTAACCGTATGTCTCGGCCACTTCCCCGGCGGAAAATACTTGTTTTTTAGTTGTTGGATAAGTGGAAGCCGTGGAACCTTGGCCGACAACCATAATCCGTTGGGGCAAATAAGCGACGTTTCCGCCCCGAAGGTCTTTAAATTGGGTCTTTATTCCAACCACCCTTGCAACTGCCGAAGCGTCAACCGCCGAACTAATCATTTTTTACCCCTCTAAGCGTAATTAAATTCTTGACCGGCCAACTCAGTAGCCGCCGTTACAATTTCTAATTCTATACCTTCGAATTGCGGACTCTCTTCTAAATAGTCTACTCTAAAAACTAGTCGCATGGACGCTATATTTTTAGCGTCGTTTAAATCTTCGGTAGGCAATTGGAACGCTTGGCCTGATTCGACCGACCTAAAAGAAACACCAACCGTTGGGTCCATTTTCCCGGTAACGGGGTCCTGGAATTGCAAATAAGTATTTATCGAAGCCATTAGGATATTCCGAACCAACCTAGCGCAACGCATAACTTCGGTAACAGCGTCTTTGTCGCCCGCTTGGTGACCGCCGCTAACTTCGTCTTTACTTATCCCGTAACCATAACAATCAACGTTAAACGTCCCTCGAACCTTATTAACACGCCCAACGGCGTCCGAAGAACCGTCCGCATTAGTAAAGCCGTCAAACCAGACGTTAACAACGGGGGCTTGGTTACCTGCAACCCCTGTTTTAAAAATGTCCCAAGGGTTCGAACGCTCGGAAAATGGACGGATAAACCAATCTAACGGGTCACGCCCTTCGGCGTTAGCCAAGTTAACTTGATTTTCCACTTCCGATTGCAAAATTTCAACAATACGGTCCCTAATTCGTTCCGAACTATCTTGTTTGTCAATTAGGTTTTGAAGAACCATCACCATGATTAACTACCGTTGTATAATTCCAAACGTAAAAGGGAAATTCCCATTGCCCTATCGGGCATTGCTTCGATCACTTTAAACACCGTTGGGGCCGCCGCTAAATCGGTAAAAGTAACCCGCCAAGGTTTCCTTGCTTCGTCAACAATGCCTTGGATTGGTAAAACTAAAGACGATTCGGCAAGCGTACTATTTCGTAATGTAACTTGGGCAATCCGACCCGAAATGGCTTGGCCGGTTTCGGGGTCGATAACGTTCGAAACATCGTTAGAATAGCCTTTTAAGGTTTCTTCGTTTCCATTGGGGTCACGAATAGTTATAGGCCAACCAAAACCTATCAGGTCGTCCTCAAGGGTTGCGGCTAAGTCCTTTTCAACTAAATCACGTAATCCCAACTTAAAAACCCCTTAATTTTCGACAACCAAACCTTTTTTAATAAGGCTATCCAAACTTGCCTTTTTAGCCGCTTCGTCGGGGCCACCAAAATGGGCTAGTTTAACTTCGTCCCCACCGTTTAAAATCCGACCGGCATACGTAACGCTTTTACCAAGCGCAACCGAATATTTAAAAGGGGACTTTGGGGCCGATTTAGCCTTTGGGGCCGGAACCGTTTTTGGTTCCTCGACAACTTCGTCGTCTTTTTTCTTTTTTGGTGTTTTAGCCATGTTCCCAAACCCCTTTTTTAGAAATTTTATTCTTTTTTAGAAATTTTAAAAAGCCCCCTTGGAGAAATAAGGGGGCCAACCGTTAAACCGTCGTTGTTAGACACCCATAGGAATCAATTTGGGTTGGAATCATTAGGGGGCGTGAACCGACGCCGACGAACAACTGTTCACCATCGTCGGAAGTCCAAGCGTTGGCGTTCATGTCAATACCCCGACCCGTCCCGTTGATTCGACTCGGAAGGTAACGAAGCGCCCTAGCTTCAGGCGGGACAATTCTAGGAATTGCGCCAAAGGTTGCGTCGAACCGCCCCGTTGAGGCCCTGACAACAACTTTATTCGGGTCCATATAAGGCGTGTTAGTCCCCGTTTCCGGGTCCTTATAACGACCGTTATAGGAAAAACAATCATAGGAATAATTCCCAATGTCGATTGTTCCCCGGTAATTTGCACCTTGGCCAACACTTGATAAAGACGAAATTCGCCCAACGTTAAAACGACGAACGTCAAATAATTTTTGGATAGCTTCGTTCTTAATGAAATTTTCGAACGCTACTTGACCAAAAACCAATTGGTCGGCGTCGGTTTTGCCGTCGGCCCGAATAACATCGGATAATGCCATTATATCGCCCCTAGGGTCCGACGATGTATGGTTAGACCATGCCGTCCCAACGGTCGGGAAATGAGTCGTTTTAGGCTTGTAATCAATATTATATAAAGATACACCGCTAGAATCTTTAAGCGTCACAACCCCGGTTTGCATAACTTGGGAAGCCTGCAGTTCGATTGCCCTTCGAATTTTAGCTTCGATTCTTCTAAAAGCCTTAAAAGCTTTTAGAGTCGCTTCCGCTTGGAAATTCTTATCGGCGAAGGGGTCCATACCTGCGACCCTTTTAATAAGGTCGAACGCATTAAGCGCCGTTGACTCTTTAAAAATAGGCGGCTTAAATTCCTTATTCGTGAACAAGTCAACGCTGTTTTGTCGGTAACCGGCGCTTAAATCTTGCACCGCAACCGCAACGTCTTCGTCGTCCCGTTCAATGTCGATTTCGACCGTTTCTGTATTGTGGAAATTCCTTGCCGGGCTTTGAAACATCCCCGCAAAAAATAACGTTACAGGGGAATCCTGGAAATAAGCCCGAAGCATTTTTTTAGTAGTTGAATCACTCATTAACTTTAGCCCCCTATTTATTGGTTATCTAGGACGCTAAGGTCCGAAACATTAATTGCTGTTATTCCGTAATCGGCCAACTTGTCCGCAACGACGCCGGTTATGTCGACGCCCGCCGCTTTACCGTGTTCAATTAGGCGCTCCATACGGACTTGACCGCCAACCAATGCCCTTATCGGCAAATCGCCCGCCCCACTTGCAACCAAATCATAGGTTAAAACCGCCTTGGGGACTTCCGCACCGGCGGAACCACCGGAAGCATAGGGAACATATTTCCCATCGGCGTCCAACTTAGCTAAAATAGTCCCGGCCAAATAGGTAACAGCGCCGCCCGCTGTAAAAGTACCGTCCCTAAAAGCGCCGTCCTTGTTGACAACGCTACCCGTATCGACATTCGTTGGAATCATGTTACTCATTGTAATTCGCCCTCCACGCCCGCTAGTTCAAGAACAGCATTTGCCACTTGGTCGCCTTCGTCCGCCGGGGTTGCCGAAGCGTCCGGGGTTCCGGGGTCCGCTTCCTTATCGTCCGCCACTCGGTCGTTGACCGCTTGTTTTTTCATTTGTTCCGCTTGGTATTTTGCAGATAAAAGAGACGTCAATTCGCTTCCGTCTTTAATCGCTTCGGTAGCAATGCCAAAGGCCCCACTAGCTTCCGCCATTATCAAATGGGCCGTTACCCGGTCCCGTTCTTGATTGACGCCTAGCGCCATTACTTCGGCGTAAACGTCGCTATGTTTCGCCTTTAGGGTTGCCATGTCCATTAAATTTCCCCCAATTGGTTGTTCGGCGGACGCCGCCGGAATTATGTTTCCAGTCCCGGAAGTGGAACCGTAAAAGCCGTCTAACATTCCAGTATTGATTGCTTCACTTGCTAATACAATACCACCCTTCCCGAAATTTGCGTTAACATTTTTAACAGTAGTCCCACGGCCTTCGGCCACGTCGGAAGCAAAAATTTCGTGAATAGCGTCTAATTCCCGTTGGACAACCTTTACGCCCTGGTCGGTCGTAACGTCCGGGCGCTTGTTTGGCGCTTCGCTACTAGCAACGTCGACAACATTGTCCGAAACATAAAACGACGTGGCGACCCCAATAGAACCAACCATCGACGTCCGATTTAAAGCTTCAATTTTATCGGCCTGGGAAGCAATCCAATAAGCCGCCGACGCCGCAATGTCGTCAACTACGGCGCTAACGGGCTTTTTAGCCGTTTTAACAGCCTCGACAACACCGTCCAACCCAAACACAGACCCGCCGGGGCTATCGATTGCCAATACAATTTCGGAAACGTCGACGTCCGCTTCAGCTAAAGCAATCGACGAAATAATATCGTCGTATGTCGCCCAACCATAAAGCCACGACCAAAACGAAGTTGATTTTTGCAAGCTTCCAGTAATTGAAACCGTTGCCTTACCGCCCTTGGAAGAATAAATATCCGGCCCCGTTTCAGAATCTTG